CGCGCCTTCACACTCTTGATACCCATGATGTTAAGATATTTCTCGACTTCTACCACTCGTTGGTACTCGTTGATATCTGTCCATATGCCTCTCATGACCGTCGGGAACTTCCCGTCGACGCTGTACATGTCTATGATCTTCTTCATGCACCGGTGCCTGAGCTTGTCCTTTAGCAAGATGAGCTTCCTGTGACCTCTGATCGCTCCGGGTCGTATCGTCTTAACTGACGCCCACTTCCCTTCGATCGGCTTCTTCAAAGAGGCGCGCATCTGCGCCTCGACTGATGCAGTCGCTCGTTCGATCAGATCATCACGACCTCTCCACTTCCGAAACTTCGGGTTGCGTAACACATGTGTTGCTCCACCTGCAGCTGAGGAAGCTTGTGTACATCCCTTCTCGCTTGGGAACGGTAGCTTTCGATCCTCTAAGGTAATTTCCACATTTTGTGTTATGTCCCTTATGAAGATTGCGAGCTCTGCTTCTAAGCTTGGAGTCAGATTTGCATCTGATGTCGTGAGCCTGCTTATTGCTTCGTCCTCCTTCTTGTCCATGTCAGCCTGGCTGACACGGATCCCTTGCAGCCCTCTCCCCAGGGTACTCGCTATGTGTAGCGCCAGCTTGCTGGTTAGCCTCTCACCTCTACGGGTCCGCACGGGACAGACTGGATCACCGAATCGTCGATGTTTGGTGTAGTTGTGTAGTGATATTAAGCGTGTCCGATGACTCAGCTCCCTTACGGTTGCTGCGAAATCGTTCGCACCCAAAATCATTTTGAGAACAGAGAACATCTGCCTGACACGTGAGCAATTACGCGTCTGCAGGTACCTCTCTCCCTTCTCAGACACATCTAGCCGTCCGAATCTTAGCTCCAAAAAGAGCCGGATCGCACTCCAGTTTAGTCTAACAAGTCGGAGGTTCGAATTGAATTTCGTTCCTCGTCTCCACCCCCTGGCCGTTTCCCTCTTCGGTAACTGCTCGTCGCGCGCGGTCCAGCTCCTGTAGCTGGCCTGTACGCCTCTTGCGACTTCTTCATTGTGAATCATCCCATTATTTAATCTGTCATATCTCCCCGCCTTGCGGAGGATGTGATCGGCAATAGCAAAGAACTTAAATGCACTAGCGAGATGAGATCCACGCCCTTTCCGGCTCAACCTTAATTGGTTGATCCGTTTTTGACGTATTGACTCTCCTGCTGCACGATTCCTTGCCGTTGGACTTTTCTGCTTCCTGTTACCAGGAGCAGAGACGTCTCTCTCTTTTGAGCGACTGTCCAGATTGTATTTAGGGTTAACTATGACATCCGTCAGAGTACCCGTTTGGGTTTCATCATTGATTTTTATTGCTTGCATGCTTAACTGCATCAGGGA